GCCATCGGGTAAATACCCGAAATTGAAGTTAATTTGCTAGAGCCTGCAACATATCTTGCGGTAGCGCTATCAAGGTTTAATCCAGAAAGATATGCTTCCCAACCCCCGCCAGAGGTGTAAGCACCGTACCCAGTAGAATCTACGCCGATAGAAAAGGTGTTTGCATCTACCGCTGTAACAGTAAATGTCTGATCGTTAACCTCAGTCATCCCAACAACGCCAGTAATCTTAATTACATCGCCTGTTACAAGCCCGTGGCCCGTGCAAGTAACAACCGCTGGATTTGCTTGCGTAATGTCCGTGATGGCTTTTGTAGTCCACAAACAAGCATCGTAAGCGCTGTAATAACGATTGTTTACCTCTACACCATCTTTCACAAAGGCGGGGTGAACGGCATATCCGGGTAAAGCAGAATCAGCAACGAACCATTGTGTAATCGTACCTGTAACAACTCTGCGAGTGTAAAACTTAGGAATCTCTACCATCACCATTCCGTCTGCGCCAGTTAGAACAGAAGCAGTACCATCGGCTTTCTTAGTAGAATCTTGCGGGTCTAAGTAGTAGTTAACCGTACCGTTATCTAATACCAAGCATCTACGCATACCCAAATGAGCTTTGGTAAGCGTAACCGGCATAGGTACAAAGATTCCACCCGGAGCCGTTTGGTTAGATTTCCACGCAAAGGAGGCTACACCAACAACATTAAGCGCGGGGGCGTTTAGTGCGCCAGTTGATTTGTCAAAAGTAAGTCGTGAATCCCCTTCAACCACCCCACCGTCGTTAAATAAAACTTCGGTGTTGGCAGAGTTGCCCGTTGCTAATGAAGCAATGCTGCCCGCCGTAATGCTGAAGTTTGTGCCAGCCCTATTTATAGGAATCTGGTCATTCGTCTGGGCTGGGTTGCCGTCGTTTAGTTGAGATATTTTTTGGTCAGCCATTTGTTACTCCAATAGAATAAAGCCGCCATCTTCTAGCAGCAGGTCGTTGCCATCCTCTAGCTCGAGGTTATTTACGGTAGGGTCGGGGTCATCGCTTCCACCCCCATTTCCTAAAGGCATTACATTGCCTAACCCTAGCGCAAGGCCGTTACGGACGGGTATGCCAAAGCTCATCGAATGTTGATCGGTTTAGCGTAAACCGACCCGCCAGAAGAAATTTGAACCGCGCTTACACGCCAATTTCCACCTGCGCCGCTAGGCACAACAAACGGGATTGGCGTATTGGCGGGTATTGGAGTGCTAGCAGTAGTGGCGGTTGCTCCTTCGCCTACCGCTACATAACACGGAGTGGTAGACCATATTACGACGCCTTGTGGCCCCGCAGGCCAAGCGGTAGTAGACCCTGCAGTACCTGTGTAAGATACCGCACGGGCGGGGAAAAGTGAATCTGCTAAAGGATTTAATAGTTCCATGATAGGCCTTTTAAGCTAAAAATTTTACTTTGTAAATTGTTGAGAGATAAAGTGCCAAAATTTCATCAATGATATTTTGCAAGGTTGAATCAGTTTTTGGAACCACGTCGTAACGGATTTTTTCGATTTCCGTGATTTCATCTTCTAAGAACTCCAAAATGTTGTTGGTTTTTTTAGCTGATTGCAGTGCGATAGGGCCAATTAGCCCTTTTCGACCTTGGTAGGTTTCTGCAAACGTATCCGCAAGCTCAATCACTTCAGTGTAAAAGGCATTTAACGCCTGATGTTTAGCATAGCTACGGGTGTTTAAATGCACCGAATGGGCTACATCACGAGCTAAAAATAGCCTGCCTATAAACTTTTCGCAGCTCACATTACACCCCCTTGTTCGGGCGGCATACCTTTGCCCCATCATGGCTTCAGGTGGCAGTTCCTCGCCCATCATGCCCATAGGTGGCATCCCCTCTGGCGGCATACCTTCAGGTGGCATACCTTCAAGTGGCATACCCATAGGCATTTGGCCTTCGGGCTGTTCAGGCATGTTGTCGTTCTGCATCATTACATCCCGCAAGGTCATAACGACAATCTCTTGAATCTGCTCAGGCGTCATGCCGGCTGATACCGCAGAAATGCGCTTAGTTTCAGCATCGTACTCTTTAATCCGTAGCTCTTGGGCTTCCATTGAATTGCTAACATTCTGCAGCATTTGTTGCATCTGCTCCAACTCTTGACCCATAGCTTGCATCTGCTGGTTAGCGGCCTGCAAAGCTGGGTCGTCCTGATCTTCAAGTAGCTTAGGATCGACAGTCTTACGTAGGCGGTCAGCCATCTCTTGAGCGCCAGGCCAGTCCATGTTCTTAACAAACAGGTCGCCTGCTACAGCCCAAAGCTGGGGGTTACCCTGCAGGATCTGGCTCATAGCCTCCATAGATTCCTGCCGCTTAGTCATGTAGGACGGGCCGGTAGTAACCGCCACATCGTACTTACCAACCGACGGGTTGTAGATCTTTTCGATCACAACGCCAGTCTCGTCCACAATCTTGCGTACTGGCTCGGGCTGCTCAGGGTTAATTTTAACCATGTCAGTCTCGCCGTCCACGCCAATAATACGTGCTATTCGCTGTGTGTCATAAATTTTAGGGATGAGATCCACCAGTTGACGAGTAACATAGCGTACAGCTCGGGCCAAATTATCCACATAATGATAGGTTCCTACGTCAGCTTGCGTTTGACGGGCCATAATGGCGCGGCCAGAACGCTCGTTAGACACCATGCCAAGAGACGCATCGTACTGCCCCGTGGTCGTCTTAATATCCTCAGACGCTCCCATTTTTGCCTGAATTAGGCCTGTTTGAGGCATAGGAGGCGCTGCGCGTTGCGGTAATGGCAACGCAGACCCACTGCCATCGGTTACATCGGGGTTAACCTCTAGGTACGGCCAGTTAGTCGTGTTGGCTGTTTTCCACTGGTGCTCATAACCCTCAAACTGACCGCCGTAGCCAATAAACGGTGCCTTAGGTGCCAACGCAAGCATCTCTGCCTCTTGGCTTACCCAGTAGTTATACATGCGCTGGGCGTCTTTAGCGTTGCGCACGATGCCAGACACAAAGTTGCGGCCGTCAATCTGAAACTCATTGCCCACTACGCGCACGACTGGGATCCACTTGCCTGCCCACTCGCGTTCTTCTAGCATCTCGTACCCGTTTGTCTTACACCACATGACTTTTTTACGGTCTACTGAACGGGTGCGGATAGGCATTAGGCCCATGCGCTTAGCCTCTTTAGCTTCTGGGCTACCTTCGATAGCGGTAATGCCGCCTGGGTAGAGGTTTAGCGTTGCAGGCTCATGCACATAGTGGAAATACTCCGCAATACGGATGTTGTACTCGGTTAGCCACTGGGATAGCGACTGATCGCCAACGCCTTGTTGCTGAATAGATGAAATGGGCTGCGCGTTAGGATAATCACGCTCGTACTGCTCTTTGGTAATGTCCTCGGTGATAAAGCACCACTGAGCGTCAGCGCCGCATGGGTCTTGGATGTTTGGATCCATGTAGACGCTAAAGCTATTGCGAATACGGCCAATGCGAATATCTTGGTCAAAGCTATCCTCGTCGCAGTATTCGGTAAGCAGGCGAATATAACCCTCACCGTACGTCACTTGGTTTTCACACGCCGTATCGTATGCCGTATCAGCGTCTGACATGTACTCGATATGCCGCACAATGCCGTTAAATACGTTAGCTACCTCGATGTCAGCGTTGTCGTCTGCGGGGATTACCTTACCCGTAGGCCGATTCTGACGCTGCTCGTTTGTTACCTGCCGTACGTGTTGCGGCAACTTATTGATCGTCAGGCATGGCCTAGCGTTGATCGTCTGCCCTTGCACCGAGCCACGAGTAGACAGCACATCTTGCGGCCATTGCCACATGTTGTCAGGCGAGCCAGCCATAAACCGAAGGTCGTCTAGCTCATTTTCACGCGATTCAGAATACGCCGATATAGCCATCTTAAGACGGCTGCGCATTGTATCAAGTATGTTTTTTTTGTCGCTCATCTAAGCGTATTTAGAAAGTTTGTCATAATGGACTGCCGTTGCGATGGGTCTTGCATGCCGGCGAGTTGATTTTGATATTGACCAAACTGATTCATGTTGTACGCGGTGTTAGCGATACCACGAAACATACCCCCAAATCCATTACTACCTCTAGCCCCGCGCAAATATTGCATAGCACCTTGAGCGCCCATACTTGGGTCGTAGTTTTGAAAAAACTGTGCGCGCTGATTGTACAAATCAGATTGCCGTTGCTGCATTTGCCCCATACGCCTGCCTAACTTACCAAACAAAAAGCCATTACCAAATGGGCTTTGGTTTGGCATACCCTGAGGCATGTCTTGAGGCATGTCTTGAGGCATACCCTGAGGCATGTCTTGAGGCGCAAACTGCTGAGGTTGATACTGCTGAGGCGCTTCGCGTGGGTCGCCGTAAGGGCTGGCAGCCGCGCGCTCGGCGCTTTGCATGATGTGTCTAAATATGTTTTTCATATTTACTTACCCTTACTTTTGCTTGGCGACTTAGCCGCTTCGCGCTTAACCGAATGGGCTATTGCAACTGCTTGCGCAGGCTTTTTGCCTGAGCGAATCTCAGCCGCTACATTCTTCCTAAACGCTTCTTTGCTTGCAGATTTAACCAACGGCATGTCAAGCCCCCATCCATGAGGTTGCAACATTGCGGGAAGCATACCCCTTGTAAATGGTTTTTTCAACTTTTTCTCTATGGGCCAAAGAAAACGCAAAGGTGACCGCCAAGGCGTCTGCCGCATCAGGTGAGGCTAGGCCTCTAGCCTTCATGTCCTTTTTGCTTTCCAAGAATATTGTCCCTTTTGAGTCCGGCTTCATCAACGGCGATATTAAGTCCGTCTTAAGCAGCCTGTCATGCGGAATACTAGCCGTTTTTAGCCAGTCTCGCATAGCCCCCCAGATCTGCGCCCGCATGTTGCCGTACATGACGGGCTGCTTAGACTTACTGCCAAAGTTTAGCCCGCGCACCTTGTAGCGCTGCTCTTTTAGCCGGTCTACCACCCCACCGCCAACGCCACCCTCATCAATGACCACCATTGCAGGGTTAAATTCCTCGATCGCCTCAATCACATGGCCCACTACGGTCATGGTGTCGTCACCTCTAAACCGTCTGATCTCAACCAGATCCCGTCCTTGACGCACTGCAATAACGGTAGCGTCTGAACCAAAGCGGGCTGGGTCTACGCCTATGCAGATCGGCGCGCTTAAGTCCTTATACCGTGGCCGTTTCATGGCCTCATCGACCAAAAGGCTAGAAATAAACTGGTCATCGGACGCATCGGGAAACTGACCGTACACCTCAACGTACGCCTGGCTAGATTCAGCCCCGTATTCGTCAATAATCTGCTGGTAGACCGCCTTATCTGTACCTTCTACCGTGCGGGCGTCCACGTTTTTAGTGCGCCAAAACTCCCGTTTGGAGTTAAAACACTCAAAAAAGTACCCCGTATTGCGCCGTGGGTTAGAAAACGCCAGCCAAAAGCGGTTTGGCGTGTTTTCCGTAAAAAAGCCGCTTGTGACCGACCAGATAGCGTCATCAATACCGCTTGATTCGTCGAACACCACCATTACACCATCGAAGTTGTGCACACCGGCGTAGGCGTCGGGGTTCTCAGCCGACCAAAGCCGCCCTTCCACGCCCCAGTACCGCGTGCCTTTCTTCAGATCCTTCTCGACGATCTCTGTCAGCCACTTGGCCGGCATCACGCGGGTGGCCGACACCTCAAACCAGTGGCTGTTTAGCGACATGCTGAGCCACTTAGTAATCTCAGCCCAGGTGACCGACCGCAACTGGGCCTCGCTGTTAGCCGACACGATCGTAGTAGACCCTATCCGTGTGGACAGCATCCAGATAACCACCCAGCTAACGAGCGCTGACTTGCCAATACCACGGCCAGAGCTAACCGCAAGCCTAAAAGTCTCAAAGTCGATCTTGCCGTTGTTGTTCTTGATATGCTCAGCTAGCTCAATTAGCACCTCGCGCTGCCATTTACGCGGGCCGTTAAAGCGCTCAAGCGGTGTGCCGCGCTGCCCCCACGGGAAAGTAAACATCACAAAGGCTAGCGGGTTGTCCTTGACTTGCGGCGCCCAAAGGCGGCTCATCAACTCCATTTCCTCTTGGGCGCTAAACTGAGGTTCTTGCATCCGATGTCTCTATGGTTAGGTGCGACACGTCCGTAACATCCAAGGCATTAGCCTCAATCACACGCTTTTGCGCCATGTCTAGCGCGGTCAGCACGCTAATGCGCTGATCCACGTCTACGCTAATCGACTGCTTAGCCACCCAGCCGTGTACGTGCTGCAGTATGGCCAACGCGGCTTTTGCGTCGCCCTGCCTCGCGGCTTCTTGCAGTAACCCTGCGTTTTCCTGCTCGCCGTCAGCTTTGCCTTTTAGCATCGCCATCTCAGCTATTGGGTCGAACTCGCACAGACGCCTAAATTCGACCGGCAGAAGGCCTGAGGCAAGCGCCAGACTGTCGCCACGCAAACCAAGCCTAGCAGCGTCGTATATGCGCTGCAGACGCGCCTCAGTGGCTTTTACCTCACGAGGCTCAAATGGCAGGGATTTGAACGTCATGGCTGGGAGTATACGACTATTTTGCAAAAAAAATAAAAAGTTTTTGCAGCCCCTCCCAGCGCTCACCGGCCCCATTGCAGGCCCTACCCGGGGGCCTCGAAATCAAACAGCCCCATACCGCCCAGCCACTAACCAAATAGCTGACCGACCAGTCAGTTAGTAACTGAAAGCAAGTAGCCCACGCCATGCGTGGCCATGCCATGCCTAGGCGTGGACCATGTGGACCATGTGGACCATTAACTAAAGGTTGCAGACCCTAGTTGTGGACCATGTGGACCATTTGGTTTTAGGTGCTAAAGGTGATTTGCTTGGTAATTTGGCTAAGGGTTTACGGCCAGATAACAAAAAGGCAAAAATCGAATTTGTGGACCATTTGTGTGGACCATTCTCGAAAATCGCTAAGTGCTTGAAAATAAAGGAAAAAGGGCTAAAAACGGGGTATTTGTGGACCATGTTTTTTAAAACACAAATCGCTGTACCCCCTTTTGCGCAGCCCCTAAGCGTGGCCCCAACGCTATAAGCCCCATATCCATATAATAAATTCTTAAATAAATCTCTAATTAAATAGTCCACATT